GGGCATTAGCTCAGTTGGGAGAGCACCTGCCTTGCACGCAGGGGGTCATCGGTTCAAGTCCGATATGCTCCATTTTGCCTGTTTACTCTAATTGGTAAGAGGGCAGTCTTGAAAACTGCTGTAGCTGTGAAAGGCGATTGGGGTTCGAGTCCCTAAGCAGGCGTGATTATTATCCCATTAAGGGAAATTTATAAATAATAAAAGGATGAAATAAATGATTAATATCACTAAACAGGAAGCATTTAAGATGAGAGAATTGGGATTTTCTGACAAAGTACATAAAACATACACTAAACACCCTACCTATTTTTTGACTGAAGATGTAAAATGTTTAAAAGCATTAAATGATTACAAAAGAGGGCTCATAAAGAATGGGGATCGGAATTAATAAAAATTTATCTCAAGAAGATAAGACAAAATTATATAAAAGCAAATTAGAAAAAATCAATAAAGATATTGAAGTAATAGGTGATTATGTAGATACGAAAACCAAAATTAGACTTAGGTGTAAAAATTTGCATGAATGGGATACTAAGCCTATGAATCCGTTAGAAGGTAAAGGTTGTCCTATATGTTCTGGAAAATATACAAATACAATAAGCTTTGTTGAAAAAATGGAAAAAATAAATAATAACATAGAAATTTTATCAGAGTATATTAACGCAAAGACTAAAATTAAATGTAGATGCTTACTTGATAATTATGAATGGAATGCAACCCCTAATCAATTACTAAGCGGTAAAGGCTGCCCTAAATGTTCAAAAAGAATACGTTATACGCATGATGATTTTGTGTCTATCATTGAGGATAAGTTTGATGGAAAAATAAAAATAAAATCAAAATATAATGGGCAATTAAATAGTTTAAACTGTGAATGTCTTGTATGTGGCAATGAATGGACATCAAAACATGCAAGATTAGTATTTGTCGCTAAAACAACACCTTGTATAAATTGTGCCGCAAAAATAAGAGGTGAAAAATCAAGAGATACTGAAGCTGATTTTATTAGTAAGTTGAGTAAGATTACTGATAACATAACATTGGTTGGGAAATATGAATTATCTAGTGTAAAGACCGAATTTTATTGTAATATATGTGAATCATATTTTAAAGAGTATCCGGCAAAAATTCTAGTTAGAAACGGAAAGTGCCCGTGTTGCGGTTTAAGTAAAGGTGAAAAGAAAATATTTGAATATTTAAAAAAGCATAATATTGAATTCGAAAGAGAGTATTCTTTTCATGATTTGTTTAGTGATAACGGAACTTTGTTACGTTACGATTTTGCAATAATAAAAAACAATTCTGTAAATAAAATTATAGAATTCGATGGCGTGTTTCACTATGAAAAGGTTTATCCGGATCACGACCTTGAAAAGCAACAACGTTATGATGAAATCAAAAATAATTATTGTTCTAATCATAACATTGAAATACTTCGTATTCCTTATTGGAATTATGAAAATATCGAAAAGATATTGGATGACTTTTTAAATAATAAAAATTTTTGGAAACACTAAAAAACTGAAAGTGGTGATAAATATCGCTAAGAAAAAGAGTAAGGAAGGGATCAGAGTATCTTTTGTAGATGAACCAGCATCAGAGGACGTAACTGGAAGCGGGGTCTTAATTGAGACACCAAACCATAAAATATTGTTGGATTATGGTCTGGCTCAAAGTAATGACAGGTATGAGGATTTTTTAGTTAACAATAGGAAGACACGAGAATTTAAAGCACGAGATATTGATTTAATATTCATCTCACATTTACACGCAGACCACTCATTATTGTGTCCTAAGCTATTTAAAGATGGATGTAATGGTGGAGTTATTATTTCCAAAGGTAATATGGGAGTATTAAAAACAATGGCTACAGATAGTGCATTAATCTCAGAAAGAGATGTGCTATTGATAAATTCACAGCATGATAAAAAGTACTCTCCTATTTATTCAATTGATGATGTTAATAAAATGATTGAACATACTTTTGAAATGAATACAAATGAAAAAATCTATCTAGACGATGAAATATCTTTTAAATTAATTCCTAGTGGACATTTATTGGGCGGTGTTCAAATTGTATTGTACATAACTATTAATGGAGTCACAAAGGTTGTTGGATATACCGGTGATATAGGCAATAGAGAAATTAACAACTATTTCGTAGGAAAGTTTCAACCAATAGATTGTTTCTGTGATATTTTTATCGGAGAGTCTACATATGGTGATAGACCGGATTTAAAAACCGGTATCAAAGAAAGAAAAAATGACCTAGATAAGTTAAAGTCTATTATTGATATGCAAATAAAAGAAATGAAAGGCCGAGTTCTTATTCCGTCATTTGCTCAAAGTAGAGTTCAGCAATTGGCTTTAATGATTTATCAGTTATATAAGAACGAAGAATGGCAACCAAAAGTTTATATTGATTCTCCTCTTGCTATTTCTATTTTTAAAGATTATGAAGAAATTCTTGAAGGAGAAGAAAAAGAGCTGTTTGATGAGTTATTAAGATGGGACAAACTTATATTTGTCAAGGAATCCGAAGAAAGTAAAAGTTTAGTTTCCTCTAAAGAACCCTGTTTGATAATTTCAACTAGCGGAATGTGCCAAGTTGGAAGGGTTAGACATCACTTAAAGGAATTAATTCCAAATCCTAATGCAACTGTTTTGTTTGTAGGATTCTCATCTGAAGGTAGTTTGGCAAGCTTGTTGCGAGACATTAAAACTAAGTCTGTAACGATTGATCAGAAAGAATATAAATGTAGGTGTGCATCATATTCTTTAAAAAGTATGAGTGGACACGCTCCTTTTGCACAGCTTTTAAGCTACTACTCTTCTATTAATTGTAATAAAATCATTTTACATCATGGAAGTAATGGTGCAAAAGAAACTTTAGCAAAAGAATTAAAAAAGGAATTAGAAAAACAATGCAAAACAACTAGGGTTATCATTGCAAATTCTAGTTTGAAATTTGGACTATAAATGGTGACAGCCATATTGATTATGGTTTAAAGGCACTCATGCGTTAATTCGTGTGGGTGTCTTTTAATATATACCGAAAGGTAAATAAGGATTATAAGGAGAACAACAAAAATGGAAATTTTGTTACCAGGCATTTTAGAAAATGCTCAAAATGATAAATATTTATCTCCAGAAGAATATACTTACTGGAAAGCAAGAGAAAATAGAACTTTCTATATTGATTATGAAATTGATGATATGTATAACCTAGTAGAATTAGGAAAGATCATCGTTCAGTTGAAATGGAAGAAAAAGATATTCCAAAAGAGGATTTGAAGCCTATTTATTTATGGGTGCATTCTTACGGTGGAGATATAGAACAGGCAAATTGGTTCTGTGATTTGTGTATTAGTTCCAGAATTCCTATTATTACAATTGCAATGGGTGCTGCAATGTCTGCAGGATTTTTGATTGTTTTATCTGGACATAAGCGTTTTGCATTTAAACATAGTCAGCTTCTCGTTCACACTGGCAGTGGAACTTTAACCGGTACTGCAGAACAAATTGAAGAAGCACAGAAAAATTACAAAAAGCAAATCAATGAAATGAAAGAATATATTCTATCTCGCACTTCTATTGATGAAAAAGTATTTAATAAGAACAAAACAAAAGATTGGTATTTAACAGCCGAGGAATTGATTAAATATAATGTTGTTGACAAATTAATTGATAGTTTGGATGATATTTTTTAAATTGCCGAGTGCGTATATTTCCACATATATCATACTACCATACTGTCTATAACGTGTCAACAAAAATGATGAAATAAAATTTTTAGGATTAAAAGGAGAAAAATAAAATGATGGAAGTAAAGAAAACAACTAAGTATGACGGAAAACTTAAAGGTGTACGTATTGTAAATAATAACATTGTCGATGCTGACGGAGAAATTATTGATTTAGTATCTGTGTTGTCTAAGGTGTACGGAGATAATGTTTTTGATTTAAGTACTACCTGCAAGGAAGAGGAAATCATTGACGTTGATGATGCTGAAGAAGCTATTATTGGCGAAGATGGAGATATTATTTACGAAGACTAATAAGTAGAGAGTGCTTTTGCACTCTCTTTTCTATTAAGGAGAATAAGGATAATGTTTGATATAGAAAATACCCTTGCCGAGTATGGTCTTACACCGGAAAGGTACGAGGATTTATTAAAAGACTGCTCTGACAAGGTGCATCGTATAATTGATATGGATTGGTCAGAGATTGCAGAAAAATACGGAATTGATTTTAATCCAGACACATTAAGAAAAGGAAGTCAACCTCCTCTTATAGGCGGTGCTTTTATAAAAGAATATTATCAGCAGAAGTTTGAAAAAGAAAAACATAAAAATGATGATTGTTATTCTGGCGAAATAATGGCTATGAAACGTGAATTAGAACGTGCAAAAATTCAGTTCAGAGATGAAAGAACTGCATGGCAGAAACAGAATTATCTTGCCGCTAGAGCTGAAAATAAATTGGACTTACTTGAAGATAGATTGTCTGAAATCGGTAAAATTAATTTTTCTAGTCACGAAGAAGTAAACGTTGTTGGCGATACTGACTTACTTGTTATTTTGTCTGATTTACATATTGGTCAATGCTTCTCTTCTATTTGGGGAGAATATAATTCTACAATTGCCGAAAAGAGATTAAATCAGCTTTTACATGAAGTAGTAAAGATTGGTCGTAGACATAATTCTGAGAAGGTCTATGTGTCTATTCAAGGTGATCTTATTTCGGGATCCATTCACAAAGCTTTAGCAATTACCAATAGGGAAAATGTAATTGAGCAAATTAAGCTCGCCTCAGAATTAATTACTTCATTTTGTTATGAACTTAGTAAATATTTTAATAAGGTTTTAATAAGTAATGTATCTGGTAACCATTCTAGAATTGATAAGAAAGAAGATGCACTGCATGATGAGAGACTTGATGATCTTATCTCATGGATTGTAGAAAGTTCATTAAAACATATTGATAACGTTACAGTGTTGCACAGAAATTTAGACAATGGTATTTCTGATATGAATATTCGTGGAAAATCGTATGTGGCGGTGCATGGTGATTACGATACGTTTACAAAGTCCGGTGTTGCTAATTTAGTACTCATGCTAGGATTTGCGCCGTATGCAGTGACGTTTGGCCACATGCACACTTGTGCCGTTGATGAATGTAATGGAATTAAAATGATTCGTGGTGGATCACTTGCTGGTTCTGGAGATTCTTATACCATTGAAAAAAGATTAAGTGGCAAGCCAAGTCAGATGGTGTGCGTATGTTCAGATAATGGTGTAGAAGCTTATTATACGGTTGAGTTAAATTGATAACAAATACGTACATTGACGGGTGCGATGTACATTGCATATCAGGAGAGGTTTCTGTCCTCTCCTACTTCTTTGGAGGAAAAGGATAGTGAAGAGATTATATATTGATGATTATACAGATATTGTAGAACTGATGTATGAGAAGGTTTGTGGAAGTTGTGAAGAAGCAACTTTTATTGGTCTTTATGAAGATGCAGTAGAGATTCTTAAACAGCTTGTTATATTAGACGAAACAGACATTCATCAGGTGTCTATTGTACCAGAAGATTGGGACGGATATGACAAAGAATATATTGTTACATTGGATAATTCATTTGATATCTGGTGTGAAAAATTATACAGATGTGAAACTGAATCTTATATTAGAGGTTTAGCAGGTTGCGTTATTATTGCAGATGATTGCAATAGAGATGCTATTCGTGAACCGGAGACTGATGATATTTACATTGCTTCTTTTGGTGATGTTGATGCGTTATTTGAAGAAGATGAATGTGAATGTAATGGAAACTGCGAATGTTGTGCACATTATGGTATGACCGAGTCTAATGAAGAAGACGAGGAACTTTTGACTGATTCAAGAAGTGAGTCTTTTAATGTATCTCGCACAAAAGACGGTAGAATTGCTGGATTTACTAAAAGTTGGAGTGATACTGCAGCTGATGGAACCATTTCTTATAGTAGTTACAGTTATTATGGAAGTAACGAAGATATTGTAAAGAAGCTTGCAAAAGAGTTTAGAATTGATATTTAAAGGACTCTTGCTGTCACAAGAGCCCCGTAATTAAAGGAGAAAAAGGACAAATGACTGGATTTTTTATCTGAATTTCATGTTGAGTTCAAATTTGATGATGCCTAATTTGACTGAGAATTCAGATAAATTAATTTTGCCCGTTGCCATACTGGCAAGCTCGGCGGTCAGCGCAAAAGCGCAAAATACTAAAAACTCATAATCCATCATTTTCTCCTTTCGTATTTTACACATGTGCGTGCCCATGTGTTGGTTATATTATAACAAAATATTGAAAATTGTAAAGATATGGAGAGTGGATAACTACTCTCCTATTATTATGTGCTGGTGTCGCATAGTGGCCGAGTGCACCGGATTTGTAACCCGGTTTCGAAAGAACGCGTGAGTCCGAATCTCACCACCAGCTTAAAATGCAGTAGACAAATCGGAGTAGCTACCGATTTGATGTGGTGCTAACCTCCCACTTCTACTGCTATTTTTATATGTTTTTGAGGTTAGAGGAACGAGGTTAGAAATATGAAAATGGGAAAATATTTATGCGAATACGCTCCCGATCATCCAAGAAGCACAAAAGAAGGATATGTTTACTCTCATGTGCTTGTTGCAGAAAGAATGTTGGGAAGAAATTTAAAATCAACAGAATGTGTTCACCACATAGATGAAAATAAAAATAACAACTCGCCAGAAAATATAATGGTTTTTAAAACAAAAGCGGATCATTCTGCTTTTCATCATGGATGTGACATAAAAAAAGAAGGAGATGTTTATATCTCTCTTCCTCATAAAGACTCTATATGCCCTTTATGTGGAAAGCGTAAAGATTTTAAAGCAAACGTGTGTAAAGAATGTCATATAAAAAATACATATACGGCAGAAAGACCGGATAGAACAATTTTAAAAAACATGATATATAATATACCATTTTTAAGAATTGGAGAAATGTTTGGTGTATCTGATAACGCAGTTCGTAAATGGTGCAATGCATACAACTTGCCTAATAAGAAATCAATTATAAGTTCTTATTCTGAAGAAGAATGGGAACTTATTTAATTTGTATAAAAGTATATAAAATGATTAAAAGGAGGAAGCTTATAGATGGCTTATTTGAAACAAGCTCGCTCTGAGACTGAAATTAAATCAGCCACCGTGAGCAAAGTAAAACAATATTATAACGAGTTGGCTCGTGATTACACAAAAATAATCGAACAGGATTATATTCTTTGTCCGAAATGCGGAGAATTTGTAAGTAGGGATAATTTTTATTCATCAAATGAATATGCTATTGGAGTTTTTCCAGAATGTAAAAAATGTATACTTGCAGAGGTTGAGCAGCGTGACAAGAAGAATGATAAACCAAACGAAACAAAAGAGTCTGTTAAACGCATGTTGCAGAAAATGAATCTTCCATATATTGATGATTTGTATGAATCAGCGTGTAAAACTGTGGCAGATGAAGTGAATGAGAAAAATAGAAAAGCTCCTTTCTTGGCATATTTGGTGCCTTTAAAATCACTTCCTCAATATAAAAACAGAACATGGGCTGATTCTGAATTTGAATTGGGCGTTGTTACTGAGGAAGAAGAAACCAAAATTAACGCTAAAACTATTAAAAATGGTAAAAAGCGTTTTGGCAATTACGCTCCAGAAGATTTGATGTTTCTTGAAAATGAATATCAAGATTGGATTACTAGATATGAATGTAATACAAAGGCGCAAGAATCTATTTTTGAGCGATTAAGTTTTAAGAAGTGGGAAATTAATAAAGCAACCAAGAGTGGCTTACCAACAAAAGATTTGGATAAAACTTATCAAGAATTGCTTGCTACTGCGAATATTCAGCCACGTCAGTCTGGAATGGATTCTATGGCAGAAGCTCAAACGCTAGGAACTTTAATTCAAAAATATGAAGAAACAAGACCTTTGCCAGAAATAGATCCTGAATTAGAGGATGTCGATAGAATTGGTTTATATATTGATAGCTTTTATAGGGGTCATGCATGTAAAATGTTGGGCATTAAAAATACATTTACAAATTTATATGAAAAGGTCATGTCAAAATACACTGTTAAGCCTCCAGAGTATGATGACGAATCTGACAGTGAAATATTATTTGATAAAATATTTGGTTCTGTGGAAGACGCATAGGTGTAATTATGGCTTCTACAAAGAAAAAAACAGTTCAAGAGGTTTATAAAGAAAAATCAGAACGATTAATGGACGGTGTCGCTTATTGGGCATCTTTTTATCGTAAGAATCCGCAACGTTTTGTAAAAGAGTATTTAAATATTAGATTAAAATTATTCCAAAAGATTTTAATTTATATGATGATGGTCAGTACAAACTTTATGTACATAGCGTCAAGAGGTTCCGGAAAAACTTGGTTAACTAGTTTATATTGTGTGGTACGATGTATTCTCTATCCGGGAAGTAAGATTTGTATAGCATCATCTGTAAAGGAACAAAGTTTGGAATGTATTACTAAAATCGTCGAAGATTTTATGAAAAATTATGGATGGGGATCAAGTAATCTTCGTGCAGAGATTGATAGCTATTCGACTAGTATTAATGGTGCATATGTAACTTTTAGAAATGGTAGCTGGATTAAGTGTGTTGTTGCTGGAGATTCGGCACGTCACAACCGAGCTAACATTATAGTTGTGGACGAATTTAGAATGGTTAATCTTAATGTTATTAATACAGTATTAAGAAAATTCTTAACCGCTCCACGCACTCCTGGATATTTAGATAATCCAGAATATGCACATTTAGCAGAAAGAAACTGTGAAATGTATATGTCATCTGCTTGGTTTAAAAGCCATTGGAGTTATGACAAGTTAAAAGCTTATTTTGCTAATATGCTTGATGATACTAAGAGATACTTCTGCTGTGGTCTCCCATATCAGCTTGCAATCAAAGAGGGACTTCTTTCTAGAGAACAGGTTGAAGATGAAATGTCTGAAGCAGATTTCGATCCTACTTCTTTTAAAATGGAGATGGGTGCTGAATGGTATGGAGATACTGATGGTGCCTTCTTTAAATATGATGATATTTCTACTCGCAGAAAAATTAAGACTGCATTTTATCCTTTATCGGTATATAGGAATCATAATATAAGAATACCGGAATTGGCAACCAATGAAAAGAGAATTCTTTCTGTTGACGTTGCTTTATTAGCTTCGAAAAAACATAACAATGACGCTGCATGTTTGATTATAAATTCTGCTATTCCAACTGAAACAAATGAATATCTTAGTAATATCGTTTATGTTGAAACACATGAAGGATTGACTACTGATGAACTTGGAATAATTGTTATGCGATTATTTTATCAATACAACTGCACTCATTTAGCGCTTGATACAAATGGTCAAGGTATTGGTGTGTATGACTTTATTATAAAAGATCAATATGATCCTGAATACGGTGTTACATATGATGCGTTGACATGTATGAATGATCAGAACATGGCAGATAGATGTAAGGTGAAAAATGCAAATAAAGTTGTGTGGTCAATTAAGGCAAATGCAGATTTTAATACCAAAGCTGCTTTGGCGTTAAGAGCAGGTTTTCAAAATGGCAAGATTAATCTATTAATAACTGAATTTGACGCAGAAGAACTGATTAAAAAAATACGTGGTTTTTCTAAAATGTCCGGTGTTGAACAAGCAAAATTAAAAGTGCCTTATCTGCAAACATCGTTTATGGTAAATGAATTAATTAATTTAGACCATGAAGTTAAGGGTACAAATATAAAAATTAAAGAACGACCTGGAATGAGAAAGGATAGATTTTCAGCATTAGAATACAATTACATGCTTTGCCAAGAACTTATAATTAAAGAAAGACCCAAATCTCAAGTTAACAATCTTGCCTATATACTACCAATCAAACAAGCTAAGCGCAAATCATCTTTTTCCAAGATATAAATCAAATAAATTCAAAATAAGTAAAGATATAAAACATAATAAATTAAAAAGGAGGTGTGCCGATGGGAAGACCTAAAGGCAGTAAAAACAAACCAAAGGTGACAGAAAGCGCACCTTCTACTACGAACACAAGTTCAAATACAGTTGGACAACATACTGCTATTGAAATGAAAGAATGGTATGAAAAAAACAAAGAAGAAACTCAGAATGCGTTCAAGCAAATTAGGGATGTTTCAAAAACAGCTCGACAGACAACGTTAAATTCTTATAGTAAGGATAATGTGGTTTCTTACTTGCAAAATATTTCTTCTAATGAAAACAATCTTAGAAATTTGTCAAGGTATTTGTTTTATAGATCACAAGTTTATTTTAGACTGGTTATGTATAATGCAACAATGTTTGATTTAAACGCTCGTACTGTTATACCGCAATATGATCCAACTAAAAACAACAATGCCAAATCCACATTGAAGTCATATTACGAAACATTGCAATGGTTGGAAAGAATGAATCATCAACATGAATTCTTACCAGTTTTAATCAACAATTTTATTGAAGATGCATTTTTCGGATGTTGTTGGATTGATGAGACTGGAATGTTTATATTACAGTTACCACCGGAATATTGCAAAATCAGTGGAAAGTATTTTACTGGTGATTTCTCATATTCTGTAGACATGTCATATTATAAGAAATATGAGTATTTAATTGATTATTTAGGAGAGCCTTTGTCTTCTATGTATAAAGCATATGGTGGAGATAATGCAAAGAAATGGCAACCGATGCCAGATGAATATGCTTTATGTACAAAATATAGATTAGAGTCATGGGAAACAGTTTGTCCACCTTACAGCGGATTGTTTATAGATTTAATAGGATTATTAAATTTAGCAGATGTTCAGGCTGTTGCAGACGAGCAGCAAATTTATAAAATTATAACTGCTGAAATCCCTAGATTGGATGGTTCTAAGACTCCTGATGACTGGGCAGTAGATGTTAGTACAGCATTAGCATATTATAAGAGATTGGAAGAATCATTGCCTGATTATGTTGGCAGTGTTATTACTCCTATTCCATTGGACGTATTATCGTTTTCAGATGATCAAACAACTGATACAACTAAAATTCAAAAGGCAACTAACGAGGTATTAAATACATCTGGTGGTGCACAAATTTTAAATTCTAGTACTATCTCTGGAGCAGAGGCATTTAGATCAGCAACTCGTGCAGACACAGAATTGGCAATATCTAGTTTGCTAGGACAAATAAATGGTTGGACAAATCGTATGTTATCTTATTTAGTGTCTGCTCCTGCAAAAGTAAAATTCTTTGAAGTGTCTGCATATACCAAAGATGCTTTTAAGGAGTCATTGCAAAAAGATTTGAATTATGGTTTCGTCAGCGTATTGGCAATTAATTCATTGAATGGATTTAGCGAGCTTGACACGTTAGCATTGAATTTCTTAGAAAAAGATGTGTTACAGCTCAATGAAAAGTTTGTTCCATTAAAAACTGCATCAACTCAATCTGGTGAAACTACTGAAAATGGAGCACCAAAGAAATCTGACACAGAGATTAGTGACGAAGGTTCTGAGACAAAAGACAAAGAAAAGAATATTTGATAACATATTGCACAAGGGAGATTGTACTACTCTCTTTTTTTATTGGAATAAAAAGGATGAAAAGGATATGAAAAAAATAAATAGTAACAATCAAGCTATGTTTATTAAGACACAAGATATAAACACTTGTGAAGAATTAAAACGTGCTGGATTTGATTTAATTGATTATACAGATAATACATGGACATTCATGAACAAACCGGACTGTACTTTAGTATTTGAAGATAACAAAATAGTGTATAGTAACAAGTTGTGTATCTAAATGTAAAAATTATGAGGTGAAATATGTTTAGTATAACCAAAGCGGGAAACGACATAACCACCAGAAAAATTCGGGAATTTATAGCCGATGAAATTACTGATTTAGATAAATTGCCACGGAAAAATTTTCGAGGAACACAAAATACAAATGAGAGTTATTTAAATGACCCAGTTTCTGCAGGATCAACCTGTTTTATTCTTTCTACATCTGAAACATACATGTTGGGAAATGATGATATGTGGTATTTAGTTAAAACAACAGGAGGTTCTAGCGGAATGAATGGAAAGAATTGCACTATACAAAGCATTGTAGAAACTGAAGAAGGTAATTTGGTTACTTTTGAATGGACGAATAATGATGGTACGGTTGAGACTGCCACAATGATTGTTGAAGACGGTGTTGATGGCAAAGATGGTTCTACGGGAAATCCTGGCACAGCAGCCGGTTTTGGTACACCAACTGTAACAATTGATTCCAATGTTGGAACTCCTAGTGTTACTATTACCTCGTCTGGAAGTAATACTTCGAAAGTATTTAATTTTGCATTTAAGAATTTGAAGGGCGAACCTGGACAGACTGGTGCTAAGGGCGATACTGGACCGCAAGGTATTCAAGGTGTAAAGGGTGATGCTTTTACATATACAGATTTTACAGAGGCGCAATTGTTAGCTCTTAAAGGCGAAAAAGGTGACCAAGGCATACAAGGTGTCAAAGGAGACACTGGTGCGAAAGGTGATAAAGGTGATACCGGAGAAACCGGTTCAGCTGGAAAAGATGGGGTCAACGGAACCAATGGAAAAAATGGTGTTGATGGTAAGTCCATTACTGCTATTGAATTTGTAAAAGATTCGACCGGTGCAATTATAAGTGGAACTGCTACATTAAGTGATGATAGCACGTTACCAATTACTATTACAATTGCAAGTACATAACACGTTAAATGATATAAACTCTCCTCTTCTATCGAGGGGAGTTTTATTATATACAAATTTGTTTTGAATCATGGGGGAAAGGAGGAAAAACGGATAAATGGTAAAACGTAAACTTATGACGATTGATGATTTGGTTAAATTTTGTAGAGAACAAAACTTTACTAAATTTAGTTCCAAAGAATCTGGATATAAATTGGCCGTACAAGTGCCTACTACATTTGAAATTGATGAAAATGTAGATGATGCCCATCGCGGTATGCTCAAATTAAAATTTAGAATATTTCATACTGGTCTTAATAGGAATGGAAGTTTTGTTTCTGAAATTGCTGCTAAAGATGCAATGCCCACAATAAAGAATCGACCAATCCTAGCTGCAATTCATCAATTGGATAATGGCGAGTGGGATTTTGAATCTCATAATTTTGAAATAGTAAAAAATGAAGAAACTGGCGAAGAGGAAATCGTTTATATTGAAAAGCAAGTTGGCTCATTTGATGAATCTGAACCTTTCTTTGAATATGATGAAAAATTAGATAAAACATATGTATGTGGATATGGATATATTTCAGAGGACTATACAAAAGCAGCTGATATTATTCGACGCAAGAATGGAACAAAGAATTCTTGTGAGTTAAGTATCGAAGAACTTTCATTTAATGCAAAAGAATCCTATCTTTCTTTAGACAAGTTCTATGTTGCAGCTTCAACTTTGTTGGGTTCCAAAAAAGATGGCACAGAAATAGGTGAAGGAATGCTTGGTAGCCGTGCAGATATAGCTGATTTTAGCGAACAAAATAATAGCATGTTATCTAGAGATGACAAACTTGTTGAAGTATTGGAAAAGTTAAATACTACTCTTTCCAATTTTCATATAGATAATAACCAAGGAAAGGAGGAAACTGAAGTGGACAAAGAAATTTTCGAACAAGTTACAGAGGAAGTTACTGAGACAACAGAAGAAGTTGTTGAAACTACCGAAGAAGTTTTTGAGGAAGTTGCAGAAGTTGTAGAATCTACAGAAGAAGTTGTAGAAGAAACAACAGAAGAATCCACAGAGGAAGTTATTGTGACCGAAGAAGAATCTGAGGAAACTACAGAAGAGACTCCTGAAGTGGTTGTTGAAGAAGAAGTTGTAGAGTCTGAAAGCGAACAGTTTGCAGAGAAAATGATTAAATCATATGAAATTTCTCACGATGACATTCGTTGGGCACTTTATAATTTATTGTCTGTTTATGAAGATGCTGATAATGAGTGGTATTACATTTGTGCAGTATATGACACTTATTTTGTATATGAAAACTGGAATGGTGATAAAATTTACGGCCAGACATATACAAAAGATGGTGACAATGTAGCATTCGATGGCGATAGATACAATTTACATAGAGAACTTTTAACAGATTCTGAGTATGCTGAATTATGTTCTATGAGATCCAACTATGAAGCGTTAGTACAGTTTAAAGAAGATACTGAAAATGCTCAACTTCATGCACAGAGAGAAGCTATTCTTTATGATGCAAAATATTCTGTTCTTGCAGAAAAAGATGAGAACAATGAATACAAAAATGTTTCATTCGTAAAATTAGTATCCGAAATGGACAACTACTCTCTCACTGATTTAGAGAAAGAGTTAAAATCTGTATTCGCAGATTATATCACCAATGGTGGGCAGTTTGCTCATGTAGATGAAATTAAGCCTACCGTTAGTAAAAAGACTTTTGCTACTTCTACTAGCAAGAAAACAAGTAGATACGGCAATTTATTCAACAAATAGGAACAAATGTTATCGGAAGAACATCATGCCAGATGTTCTTTTTTAATGTAAAAAATGAAAATGGAGGAAAAAATAATGGCTATTAGATTTAATATTGAAAAGCATCATGTTTGTTTCCCTACAAAAGTTCTTTCTGGACAGGTAGGTAGAACATTAAACATGGTAATCAAAGAAGATACTGACAATGGTACTGTTGTAGGTAAAGGCGCATATGTAAGCTTTGATCAGTACGAGACAGCAGAAGTTCCCGCAACATTTGAGGGCGAAATTCTGGAACAGGCTGCTAACGGCAATTGGTATGTAGAGGTTAAGAAGGTTGACGTTAATGAGCCTGCAATTCTGATTTATGAAGTTCCCGTAATTGCTGAACAGAATTATGATTCTAGATTTAAGGCAATTTCTAACTTCTTCAATGAGGCTAGTGCTACAAGAACAAGAACTGTTAGAGGTTATGTTCTGAATGTAACTGATGTTTATGAATTAAGCGAAGACGCTTTTGAAGGCACACCTGAAGCTGGTAAGAAAGTTACCATTTCTGGTCAGATGCACGTAGTTGCGTAATATTAAAGAAGGAGGAAAGTTATAATGGGAAAGATGCATTTTAGTAATAGAGTAATGGATGTATTCTCTGCTATGGGAACATCTTATGATGAAGTTAAGAATCTCATGTTCGACCTTTATAAGGGTGAACTGAGCGATGGCATTACAAAGGCTGAAGCTGAAAACAAAATTAGAGAAGTATCCTTAAAGATTTTTGGTTTAACCAAAGATTCTTCTAAGAGAGATCGTAAAAGAGCATATGAGGAGCACGGTCGTCAGTTCTTTGATGTAATCGAGGAGATTACTGATTGGACAGTATCTACTGGTCTGAAGGAAAATGAGTGGTTTAACGTACTTGTAAATTATAGAAATCTGGCTGATGGTGATGAGAATCTGTTCTACAATGAGCATGAAGAAGTTATCCTTTCTGTAGCTAGAATGGGTAAGAGACATCATGATACCATGCTGCAGAGATTGCCTGAGGGTTCAACCTATTCTGTTGAGACCGATCTGTATGGTGCTGCTGTAGGTGCTGACATCGACAGATATCTGCTTGGTCACGAGGATTGGACAAAGCTGATCGATGCAATTACCAAGGCGTTTATTGTTAAGGTACAGGATCTGATTTTTGCAGAAATTCTTGCTGCTCCTGCAAAGCTGCCCGTTCAGACTGGTTTCGTTGAGGCAGGTGCTCTGGCAGAAGTAACCAGAAAGAAATTCAATAAGGTTCTTCAGAACGTATCTGTAGCAAATGATAATGCAGATGTTATTATCATGGGTACCATGGTAGGTCTTCAGGAACTTGAAAATCTGGTTAAGGTAGATTGGATTGCAGCTTCTCAGAAGGAATCTGTGGCATCTATGGGTAGACTTGGTAACTACGGTCGTTATCAGCTTGTTGAAATCCCTCAGAGATTTGCAAAGAATGACGTTACCAAGGATATGTACGATGATAACGTTCTTTGGATTTTTGCTGCTGGAGATGACAAGCTTGTTGACATGATCGACGTTGGTGAAACTCTGATTGATGAAATTACCGAGCGTGGCGAAGCTAATGGTCGTATTGATGACATCATGAAGTATGAAGTTCAGAGAGAACTTGGTGTAGCTACTCGTATCGGACGTTACTTCGGCATGTGGACTATTACTGCGTAATTTATAGAAACAAATATATAAACATAACAAGGAGAGCATGAATGTGCTCTCCTGTTATTTATTGAGCAAAAGGAGAATTGTATGGCAACAACTACTACAAAAAAGACTACAACTGCACCTAAAAAGGTAGAAGTAGCAACTGAAGAAATTGTTGAAAAAGATATTGTAATGGAAGAAAAAGTTACTCCAGTAAAAGAAAAGAAGGTATTTACAGATTCTGATTATATTTTGTGTCGGTCTGTATGGTCTGGTGGTTTAAATGTAATTTCTCAGTCTGGTAATTTATACGAATTTGCAGATTATGGTTCAGAGTGTGAAATCAATCATAGAGATTTAATCACAATGATTAGACGAGGCTCAGAACATGTTTTTATGCCTAGATTTGTAATTCTTGATGAAGACTTTTTACAGGATTTCCCGACAGTTCAGAGAGTATATGGAACGATGTATACCATGAATGATTTAAATGAAATTCTTGAATTGCCTGTATCTAGAATGAAGACCGAGATTATGAAACTGCCGAAATCTACTAAAGATAGTATGCGTAACTTGATTGCAACACAGATTGCAAATGGAAAGATTGATAGTATTTCTAAAGTTAGAGCACTTACAGAACTTTTTGATTCTGATTTTAATCTTCTTAGTGATTTATTTGTTAAGTAGTTCGGAGGTGTATTATGACCTACGAAGAAATATATTCTCAGTTTTATACTAAAATTGCAGACCCTACTTTTTTTAATAAATACACACAAGATGAAGCTTATGAATTGATGAGGGATTGGTTACATAGTATTGTTGGAATTCCCTATGTTCGTAAATGTTTCTCTTCTATTGCACTTGATGATGAAATATTAGAACTGACTTATAGTTTAGTAAATTCGATTGATGAAAATTCTGATGATTATTTTGTAAAAGATGTCTTTTCTCAGGGTCTTGTGATTTGTTGGATGCAACAGCAAGTTGACAAAATTGTAAATCTTGCTACCGTTATTGGAGGCAAAGACGAGAAAACACTTCTTAATAATTATAAAAATAATATGGCTAGATTAGAAGAATTAAAAACTCAATTTAGAAAAACAATTCGTGATCATGGCTATATTTATAATGACTATGTAGGTGAATAATTATGAAGCATCTATATGGAGAATTTTCAGAAAATCAAATTGCACAAACTGCACAATCATTAAGGCGTTCTATTTTTTTCTTATTATTATGCGTCGATCCAAAGACATCCTGGGAATATCCGGATGTTAATGTAAACAAATGTTTTAATGGTTTGTTATATAGGATTGGCGGTTTAAATAAGCTCTTACTTGAAAGAATAGAGGTTGTTACAACTATGAGTCTTCTGCAAGCTGCATTAACGGAATTCAATAAACCTAATTTTGATTTTGGAGTTTATAGAAAGTTAATTCTTGATGCGGGAGCAGAAATTGAAAAACTTCGAGAGGAGGAATAATTATGCCTACTTTTGAAGCTATGAAAAGAAAATACTCTCCTACTACAGTTGGAGAGCAAATAAAAGATATGGCTAATATGGTTATGGATGAGACTTTTTCAAATACAACAACCTATCGTAATGGTATGATTTATGATTGTAATATGAACGAAATTAAAAATATGGAGTTCAGATTTATCAAAACAAAAACGTATACCATTGAAAAGGATCAGGTTGAGTATTGGGTACAGTTTAGACCAGGTGTGAATCCAGAAATAGAATTTGACACTTCTAAGGATCAAAAACATAGACTTGGATATTACATTGACATATTAGATGATAATACAAAACTTTATGAGAAATGGCTTATTATTGGAAAAGACGTAAGCGAATTTGACAGATATAATGTTTTGAAATGTAATTGGTTGTTTGAGTGGCTTGATGAGAATCGAGTTTATAGAAAATGTTTAGGATGTGTAAGAGATCGTAATTCTTACAACAGTGGCGTATGGTCAGATGGATTCACTACTAGTGTAGAAAATCAGACTGCATTTATTGTTCCTACGAATGATATAACAATGGCTATTGATTATGGCCAGAGGTTTATGATTACTGACAACACTATACATCCAAAAACATATGAAGTAACAAAAATGATGGACACCTTCCCGTTAGGTGTTACAAAAGTTATACTTAAACAATGTCATTACAATGAACATATTGATTTATGTGGTCCGGATGAAAATTTCTTTGGAGATGAAAATATTCATATGATTTGTAATTATTTTCAGTCTAGTATTAGACCTTCTCCAAATAAACTTATCTCTCCTATTTCATGGACTTTATCAGAAGTTAATGACAAACTTTATGTTCATGGACAGCCTCAAGTTATAAATGCTATTCCAAACGAGTATATAGAAACTGCAGAGCATTGTGAGTGGCACCTTTTTATTGATAATGAGGACTACACTAATAAGCTTGAGGAATTGGTTAATTACTTGGATCTTTCTCTTGATCAAGAAAACAACACTCTTACTATTGCTGCAATTAATAAGGATTTGGCAAATTATATTATCTCAATTAAGATATATGATGAAGCTAGGTCTTATTTTGATTTTGTTGAAATGGAGGTATGTATTTAATGGCAATTATAGCAAAACAAAAAGAGCCTAAATTGTCTCAAAACATGCAGGACGTTATCAACAAGAGTCACAGAGATGGTAATGGTGATTGTTACGATGACAATGAAAGATATAAGTATAAAATCATGAAAATGTTAACTGAGAATCAGGATGTTTTATGGGCTTTACATAATGCTGAATTGGAAGAAAAATTCGCATTCAAAGATGACGAAGGTAATACAAAGTTAAATGGAGACGCTTACAGAAATGTAAGTGTTTTTAATTTTCTGAAGATTCCAGATATTCAAAGTAGGGTTAGAAACTATATTTGTTTTGAAGTTAATGACATTGAGCAACCACGCTATAATGATGCTTTAATTATAAAAAACATTATTTTTAGAACTGTTTCTCATGATGATGATTATAAAACTGATTGGGGAATGTCAAGACAAGATTTGCTTGCATTGATTATTCAATCAGAATTTGACTGGACTAATGCTTTTGGAATGCATATTGAAAAGATATCTGACAAAGGCAGAATTGCAGAAAATGGTTATTATTACAGAGAATTCGTTTATGAAACAACTGTAGCAAATAACTTAGTAAATAAAATAAAAAATGGTGGAATGAGGGAAGATTATGGAGCATTTAGAAAATAATGTGAAAATAGAAAATCCCAATCAAATCCACAAAGAAAAATATGAATTCGATAGATTAAAAATGTATTTTGGCGAACCATATACTGTTAAATGTGACATAGGAGAAATTCGAATTTTACAGCCAACCATTGGAGATATTTTAATGTTTGGAGAAAAGGAATTTTATTCTATGCTTAATATTTTCGTAGCAAATCCTACATCATATAGATTGCAGTTATGGGATATGGGTGTTGATTGGAACAAAATTTCTGATTATGAACTTTTTTGTATGCTCATTAGAGGTTTGAATAAACAGTCTACTGTTCTTCTGTTTGGAGATTTAGATTTTCAAACTTTTGGTTTATACAATAAAAAAATAGGAGAATCAGAATCAATAACATTATATAGCCAAGAATACGATATTGAATTATCAGAAGACACATACAAATGTATTGCAGAATATTTGCGTATGATGTTTAACATATATCCCAAAGTTGAAAAGGCTAAGGGAAAAGCTACTAAAGAAGCCATAATTGATGAAGATCGCATGAATCTAGAAATAGAAATGAGAAAAAATAAAAAAGGATCTAAATCAATGTTATTGCCTTTGGTGTCATCATGTATCAATCATCCGGGATTTAAATACAAATTGAATGAACTTAGAGAAATGGGTGTTGTTCAATTTATGGATAGTGTTCAGAGATTGCAAGTATATGAAAGTACTGTTGCTCTGAATTCTGGAATGTATTCTGGGATGTGTGATTTATCTAAAGTAGACAAGAAATTGTTTAACTTTATGAGAGATATAGATGAAAGTTAAAAAGTTAATAAACACATTAATCAAGAAGAGTGAAAAACCACTCTTCTATTTTTATGTAATTTGAAAGGAGAATAAACAAATGGCATTTAAATTAGATGACATTATTATTGACAGAATTCAGTACGGTGTTGCTGAAACTTTTGATGGCGAACTGCTTTACACACTGACTCAGTTATCTGAGGGAACTATTGATATTACTGCTGAATCTAAGGATGCAGTAGACGCTACCGGTACTCTGATTAAGAGATTTTATCAGGGTAAGTCTGGTGAATTTACCGCACAGAACGCAATGCTTAACCTGAACATTCTGGGTGCTGCTTCTGGCGAAGGTAAGTTGACAGCTAGTGATAGTGCTGCTATTGCTATGCCAAAGATTATCACAGTAAAGGCTGGCACAACAGTTACATTAACAGATGCTGTTGATGGTACAATCGTTGTTAACGCATTAGGTACAAACGGTGCTATGGGTACAGCTTATGCACAAGCTACAACTGCTTCTGATACAGAATTCGGTTATGCAGCAAGTACAAAGGTTCTTACACCACCAACAGATGCTAACGAAACACAGTATATTGTTAAGTATACAAGAAATGTTAAGTCAGGTGTTGCTATTAAGAACAGAGCTGACAAGTTCCCAGGTACAGTTAAGTTAACATTAAAGGCTCTTTGCGTTGATCCATGTAGCGCTGACACATTAAGAGCTTGCTACATTGTATTACCTTCATTCCAAGTATCTCCAGAAGTATCTATTAGCTTAGACACAGAGAGTACACTTGAATACTCAGGTACACTCCAAGTTAACTACTGTTCTGCTGATAAGGAATTATATTCTATCTATTTAGCAGAAGATGATGAAGAAGAATAATTATAAATAGTTTTAGGGAGAGGTCTATCCTCTCCCACTATTTTAATTACGGAGGATTAATATGAAAAAGAATAATAAAACCTGTATAGTATGTGGCGAAAAATACACATATTGCAATAGTTGTGAGGCGTTCTATAACCTTCCTACTTGGATGGCTATATTCCACAACGAAAACTGTAAAGATTTATTTACTATTACTTCAGATTATTTAGCAAATACTCTTGATAAAGATGAAGCAATTGAAAGATTAAATAAATGCGATTTATCTTATAAAGATAAATTACACAAAGAGATTTTAAAAGCAGTCAATGAATTGACAGATGTAGAAATAAAAGCTGAAGTTATTGAAAAAGTTGAAATTACTGAAGAAAATGAAAATATTGAAGAAGTAGATGAAACCGTGAAATATGTTTCTAAAAGAAACAAACAGAAGAAGAATTTGAATAGTGATTATAATGAAGGGGTATAACTCACTATTGGGTTGTACCCCTTTTTTTTATTTATAAAAGGAGAAAAAGGATGATTATTGAAACTAATTTAAAACCTGTAAATTATACAGAAACCGAAGTATGCCGTATCATTAATCCAAAACAAGTTCGTCTATATATTAAAAATAGGGTTTTTCCTATTGATATTTATCCTAGTATTGATGAAAAAGGCAATGACATCATTGTATATATCTTTTTAAGGGAAGACACTAAAGAACTATACCAAGCTTGGTTGGCACACGAATTGGAGTAATAAATATGGATTATATTGAAAAAGAAACAAAGAAATATGTAATAGCTACATTGGGAAACCCTACTTTATACCTTAGAAAGACACCAGCAAAGAATGAATACTGTTTTGTAGAAGATATAGAACAGGCTACAAAAACAGTAAGTAAAAACGTGATGAAGCAAATACTTAGGTATTTTTATTATGATACTGGTGTAGATACAGAGTTAGTAGTTGTGCCAATTAAAATTACATACAAAATCATTGAGGAGGAATAACTTATGA